TATTAGTAATTCTAATAAACTCTCAAATTTATTATTTGACATGTTTACACGTGCTCCTTTGTATAGTCGATTTGTACTTATAAGTGTTTGTATTTACTGCGAAGTGGCAGAAACGGTGCTGTTACTGGTGTCTTTTGGCTAGATTTTAATTTTAAGGTCAAATTTTGCTAAAAATTCTTCTGTTGAAGGGTGTTGCATGTTGTCTGGCCTATCTATGTCGTTGGGTTTGAACCAGCCGTTAGGGATAACACGGTTAAATTGCACATCTGGGTAGTCCTGCAAACAACGTTTGGTCTGATTCATCCAGTTGCCATAGAACGTGGCTTGGTCACTGGGCTTTTTGTAGTTGCGTGTGCCTCCAAAAACATTGTTCAGTCTGAAGTTTTTGTTCTTGCTGTCATCTTTTAAACCTTGGTAGTCAAAGCCTAGTATGTATATTTCTTTATATCCGTGATCACATGCCAGTTTCAGTGCTGTAGGACCACTGCTCCACCCTAGGCTGGGTTTGGACCAAGTCACGTGGTCCAGCAATTTTGGTACTTTATTGTATTGGCTATTGAAGTTAGAATAAACTTTATTGTTGACAAGGTAATCCGTCTCTGCAATCTCAAGCATCATCTTTGGATCAACGGCAATCAACCAATGGGGTTGTTGTGTCCTGTACACAGCATTGCAGGCATACACCATGCCTTTTTCCTTAAGATCGTCAATATCTATGCCCCTACGGGACTCACCGTTACCTAGTACGAATGCAATTGATGACATTATAACTCTAAGTTATCGTCTTGGGCAGGTTGTCCGTACATTTTTTGGACAAAAACTGCTTCTTCCTTCTGTTGAGCATCGTGTGCCTCTGATGCTAACCTCATAGAGTTAATTTGTTTGAGTGTTAATCTTGTTTTTCTGGTATCTTCTGCGTCTAATATTGAAATATCGTTTTCCGGCTCGTATGTTTTGTCTTGTTCGAAGCCGTCTGCGCCATATGTGAAAAATTCATTTAGTTTCATAAACGTATTTAATCCTTATACCTGTCCGGCACCACCTGTACCGCCTGGTGTCTGACCCCCTGGTGTCTGTCCTGGGCCACCTGGTTGTGGTGATCCCGGTTCTGGTGAATCTGGGTCTGCTGTAGGCTCCTCGAATTGGTCTAGGTCACTAGATATTCCTGACTGAGTCACACCGCCACCTCTCAGTTCATTTGATTTACTTTGTTTTTTCTGTGGTACATTATTTTCTTCTGCCCATAGTTCAGCATTTCTTGCCATTTCCTCTTCAGAAAGGCCAAGGTATCTTTTCAATGCAAATCTTTTACTCATGTAAGGCAAGTCTGCCACTGCTGTGAATGTGTTTACCCTGCTTTGGTCCATTTCTGTCTGTCTGTACTGTGCAAAGTTTTGAGGTGGGTTGAGTTTTATCTCAAACATTCCGTTATCTATGTTGTACCCTTTGTTTTTTACCCATAATTTGAACTCACTGTCAAATGTTTCTGCCAACATGCTTTGTAATCTAGCACAATACTTGTTGAATCTCAATTCTTGGATGTATGCTGTTCCAACCCTGCCGTCATTGTACTGTTGTCCACCGTCTTCTGCACCTGTTGGTAGGTATGAACTTGGTATCCTTAAACCTCTGAACAGTTTGTTAGTAAAGAATCTTAGATCGTCAATCTCGCCCAGGTTGGTTCCGCCCGGCAGTGTGTCCACTTTAGATCCTCTACCTTCCGCCGTCTGTGGGAAGAAGTAATCTTCATTTATACTCATTGGGTTGTAGGTTGCATCAACGAAGTTTGCACCACCTGATGAACTTGGAATTCTTCTCTGATTGATCTCGTTTTTCACTCTCTCAACGAACTGCATGGCCAAGTGTGTAGGCATGTTACCCACGTCAATGTAAAAAACCCTTCTCTCAGGTGCTCTTTGAACTCTGTAAATGATGATTGCGTCTTCTAATAACTCTTTCTGTTTGTAAACTTTGAATACTTGTTCTAACACTGACTGTCCAAACGGAAATAGGTTGTCTAACCCGTCCGACATACTCATGTGTATCACATGTTCTGCATTGATGTTGTATGCATTCATTGTTTTGTAGAATCTGCCACCTGCGTTACCGCCTGCGAACCCTGACATGTTGTTGGTTGCACCTGCGTTTGCATAACTTGAACCATATGCCGCTGTACCACCACCTGTTGTTCCACCACCACCATAAGTTTGGTTAGGTGTGATCTGTGTTGCACTTAATCTCTGTAGGTTAGGGTTGATGTCTCTGATAACGTACTGCTCTGGTTTCTTTCCCTCGGACTCATTTACAACGATCCTGTCAACTTTTGCGTTGTCAATGTACAACCATTTCTGTGTCTCTGGATCTCTGACGAAGAAACAATCTCCGTACTTCAGTGCGTTCCTGAATATCCTAAAGATTCTCTTTGAAAACTGATTGGATTTCGTCCATTGCTGTAAAGCCTTCTTCAATAATTTTACTTCGTGTTCTGTGGTCTCATCTTTGAACACAAGATCAAACGGTGTCTCGTTCTCGGTGTTCTTCTGTGTTGAGAATTCTGCCAGGATGTCAAGTGCCGCATTGATCTCACTGTCTGAATCCATCTGATCATACTGGAAGTATCTCTGTATCCTGTTGGGATGTCCTGTGTACACATCCGGCAAGTAAGAACTGTAGTTCCTCTTGGCGAAGTTGGGCACTTTCTCACCTGATATTGGTGAAAGGTTAGCGTCTTTAAAATATTTTTTCCAAGCCATACTTTATTATACTAGACTTCCGCCCATGTTTGCAAGATTATTCTTCGTTGATTTGGTATTTTTTTCTGTCATAGCACCTATCGTTACTAGCGTATTTAAGTGGTTTGCTGTTTTTTCGGTCAAGGCTATGAGTTGTTCTGTGTTTGCGTTCAGTTTTGTCATGTCAATCGACGTGGTATTGTTCGTTACACTGTCGCCTGCTGTGGTATTTGTGTTTGTCACACTTGGTGTCAATTGACTTACAGCGGCCGCTAACTGCTTGGCCAACTCGCCAACGTTCCTTTCGGGTAGGACCATCTCCGAACCGTGCATCGTTACTTTTGTTCCAGAACCAAAGTCTTGGAACCCGGGAGTACCGTTATTGGCCATTGGTCCGAAACCATCGTTCTCATCACTTGTATCGTACTCAGGTTTGACCCCTTTCTTCTTATCCTTCTTGAATATGTTTATATCGCCGGTGACCAGGTAGTCTTTGAATTTCTTCAGTCCCTCATAGAACTCGTCTAGTCCACCACCCTCTTTCACAATGTCCTTGATCTTGGTGTTGAACGCTGAAGTGAATTCCACGGTTGATTTGCTGTTGTCATACAGGATAGGTGCCAGCAGTTCGAATCTGTCTATCTGTAGTTTGGATGCCACCCTGTCGAATGAACTAGTGATGTTCCTTAAATTCTTTATGTTGTCTCCCACTGCCTCAAGTTCAGTTTGTATCACTGATGGGTCTACCGCTTTACCTATGCTCTGCACGACGGCGTTCAAAGCCTCGCCGAACCCGCCACCTGCTAGTGCGGCCTCACCAAATGCCTCACCATCTTTCATCACGTTGGCTGATATGGTCTTGATGCTGTTCTGGAATCCAACCAGGTCTCCTGTGTTCTGGAATTGTTTGATCGCATCGTTGAACGCACCGCCCGATAGAGCAGTTAGTTCTCTGCTGGTATCACTGATAGGTGCACCCAGGCCGATCACTTCCTTGGCCAGTTGTGCCAGTGGTCCGGGCAACGCACTCACACCCAGTGACAATGTCTTGGCATCCTTGGCATTCATTTTTGTAAGTTGTGATTGGAACACTCCGTCCGCGGCCATGGCCATGTTCTGGTTGTTCAGCTCATCAACGCTCTGTCCTGTCAGTTTGCTCAAGGTAACTAAATTTTTTGTGTACTCCCTGGTTCCTTGCAGAAGTTGTGCCTGCGATAAATTGTTCAGGTTGCCCCTCGCCCTTTCCAGTTCTAGGAAAGTTGTCATGTAACCTGCTGTGTCATCCAGTGTCAGACCAAATTTTGCGAATTCATTTTCTGTGATGTCCCTCAGTTTTGAGGTTAGTCCCACTATCTGTGGTACCCCTTGGTCTACTGATCCAAAGAATTTTGCCAACAGTCCAGAGTTGGTTCCGATCAGGTCCGTGAACTTGCCCAGAGGCATCACTGCGTCCCCCGCCGCCCTACGTAGCATCACTATGGAACTACCAAATGTGGCTCCTGTCTTGGCCAGTTGTGTGAATGATTCAACGTTGGAATCTATCTCACGTGCCAGTTCCTTGGTTACCTTGCCGAGGATCGGTATGTCGCCGAACCCTGCGTCTATAAAGTCCTCCACTGAACTGATTGATTTTGTTGTGTCTGAAAATGCTAGACCTGTCTTTATACCTGCCGTGGCAACACTTACAATGGCGTCCTTTAAAAAGCCTAGAGCCTTGGTTACCAGACCCATCACACCTGCTCCTGCTTTGGCCTTCTTTTGGAATTTTTCTAATGCTTCGATGGAATCGTCAATTTCTGCATTAAGTTCTTTGGTAAGTTTACCTCTCTTCTTGAGATCTGCTCTCTGAGCCTCTAACTGTGCTATGGCCATCTTTCTGGCACTGGTCTCTTGCTGGATTGTCTTGGTTCCTTGTATGGCAGATTTTACAGATCCTCTTAAAACCCTGGTAAGGTCTTTGAGCTCTGAGGTCATTTCTTTTAATAGTTGTTCTAATTCTCTGTCCATATGGTTTTATTTCTTACCTTTTTATACGCACATAAATATTGACACCTATACGCATTTAGT